TGAGTCTTCGTTCGGATAAAATACGCCCCATGTTGTAATCGCTGAATAGTCACTATACTCTTTTTTGAGAAACGCCGTATCGTAACTTTGAATAATATACTCTAACCCAGGAACGTTTTCTTTTTCCCAGGTCTGCCACCAGTCACGTTTAATAATACTGATTGAATCTGACGTAGGCTGTTGTAACCACTGAGCGCTCCACTTTTGTGCGCTTAATGAGGCTTTAACTCCTTCTAATTCGTCAAGTTTCCAAAACTCTGGCCATAGTGGTTTTTCTGTTCCTTTTACGTCCATTATTGCTGGAAACTCAATAACTTCCCATTTATCAGCCTTTGGGTCATGTGCTTGCTGTTTCAATACTTTTGCGGTTAGGTCACGCTCACTCCAGCGCGTCATCACAATAACGATACTTCCTCCTGGTTGAAGCCTCTGCCGTGGGCCTGAAGTATACCATTCATAGGCGTTTTCCATTGCGGCGTCACTTAACGCATCCTGTTCACTATGGGGGTCGTCAATAATCAATAGGTCTGCGCCACGGCCCGTAATCGCACCGCCAACACCCGCCGCAAAGTACTCACCGCCAGCGGTTGTCGTCCAACGTCCGGCGCTTTTACTATCAGCGGCTAACTGGGCCTCTGGAAAAATTTTCTTGTACTCAGCCGAATCAATCAAGTTTCGCATTTTACGGCCGAAGTTCATCGCCAGTTCGCCCGTGTGTGTTGTTTGAATAATTTTGAGCTTTGGGTTTCGGCCCACTAACCATGCAGGAAAGTGATAACTCGCAAACTCCGACTTTGTATGTCGGGGTGGCATATTCACAATTAATCGTTTTAACTTTCCGTCAGCTACGTCCTGTAACTTCTGCGCAAATACCCTATGGTGAGAACCCTCGATGAAGTCTGGCCAAACGGAATTTATAAATTTTAAAAAATTTTTTTGTCCCGCTTCGCTCTCTTCAACTTCACGCAATCTCGACGCAACTGCAAGGTACTCTTCCAAAGTATCCTTGCTCAAACTTTCTAGTCGCTTGCGTAATGAACCATTGGCCATGATCAGTCTGGAAGTATGGGGTTAAAAAAGAAAAAGTAAAGAAAAAAGTTCCTAGTCCGAAGGCGAATGGTTAGTGCTCAATGAAACTGGAGCGATCTTATGGGGAGGGCGGGTGGGCGCGCCGCGTCGCTATTTGAGGGGGGTACCCCCCTGGGGGTGGGTAGGGGGGGCCTTGCGGACCCCCCAGGGACCCCTACCCTAGGCTTCTAGGGTAATGGCTGCTACCCCGTAGGTGGTTGCGCTAGGGCTGTAGCCACCTGCTAAGCCTGCTACCAAATCGGTGTAGCCGCCGCCTAGCTTGCGGGCCTTGGCTAGAAACTCGCCTACTGTAACCCCCTCGGTAAACATGGAGTTAATTGTAGCGCGCTTGCCGGTAGGCTTGCGGATGTAGGCTGGTAAACCACCCTCGGCAATGCCCTTGGGCTTTATTACAGCCTTGGGGTTTGCTGCTACCCAAAGCGCCACTGCATTTATTTGGGCTTGGGGTAACATGGTAGTGAAATCCTCGGGGGCTTGAAAAGTAGTCTTAGCTGCTTTGGCCATGTTGGCCTCCTATGTGGTTAGTGGTTAGTAGCTTGTTGCTACCCCCTTAATATGGGGCTTGGGGGGCTTGTTGTAAACCCCTAATATGAACTTTCTTCACTTTTTTTAAATTTAGCTATTTGTGTTGTATTTATGCAACGCCCCCTGTCGCGGATCCTGTCGTCGAAAATTTTCTCTGGCCGATCCGAGATCTTTTTGATCCAGTCCCCAGATCTTATTGATCTACCTGATCTATACACATTATACACATACCTGTGATCTATACGATCTATGCGACACGAAGCGATCTATGCGACATGAAGCGACAAAAAGAAGCGACGGCCCCGAAGGACCGCCGCCGAAGTTTAGAGGGGCAACTAATCAAGTAAGACTTCCCGCGCAGCGATCACGAAAATGAGTATCCCCGCCGTGTAACCGATTAAGGCGACAGGCGGCGTGTACCAGATAAGCTCGTAGTGAAAGAGCGATACGCCGATAGCGACAGCGCCGAGTAAGCACGAAATTAAAGCGAGTGATCTGTAAAGCATTTTGTCCCTCCTATGCTTTGATGTCAATTGATTTAACGGAATACGCGACAGCCGCCTGTTTAAACGACTGAACTTCGTAACGGGTGTAGCCTCTACCCCCGGACGTGTCGACAAACTCGTAACGGGTGTAACCCTCGCGAGTAGCTCGATTAACGAACTCGTACAGTTCGATCGCGTGACGTAAAGCGTAAGAGTAGTTAGAACGATTCTCCTCTCGCTTCATCCAATATACGAAGTCACCTGAAAGTGACTCAATCGTACCTATGTCTGGCATGATTAACTCCTCCAATAAAATCTCGGCTGGTATAAAGCCACGTGGTAACCTGACGCGGGGGATGTCGTAAATCCTGAAATGCTCGTTATTGAGTCCAGGCTCAACTGCGTGTATGTAATTATCTGTCATTTAGTTAGCTCCTCTATAAAATTAACTTACCCCCTAATAATAAAGCCCACTTAAAAACCGACTAATTCTCTTTTATCGGGTTAATCTGCGAGACCTGATCTTATAGATCGGAGTAAGCGCAATAAATCAGATCTTATAGATCGTTGGTTGATGGTTAGGTGAGGTAGGGTTAGGTGGGGTATGGTCAGATCTTATAGATCAAAGCGATCAAGCGACAAGAAGCGACCGGAGCGACGACCAATCATAGGGGTACGGGATCGTCACGATCGGGGAGATCTCATCAATTTTTAGATCAACAAGATCTTTGGCCTGTTCTCCGGAAAACAGAATCAAAGGAGTCCTCGCCGCCTCCCTTGCTAAGATGAACGATCGTCCCCCATACCGCGAACGCGTGAGATGCCACGCTACTTGATGAGGCGACAGGCCGACTCGTTTATTTTTTATTATCTTGAGTTCTATCCAAAACTCGCCAGATTCCGCGCATCCGTTTACGTCTGGAACACCAGGAGTTGACCAGGATTCAATACGAACCCAGTGTATGTCAGTAATCCCGTCACGTAACGATTTCCATAGTTTTGATTCAGGTTTGGCTGACATCCTCGTACTCAGCTTCTATGACTTTTTTAATGGCTCCGTCCGTTTCTTTGTCAAGCTCTTCAAGGCGGCGAATCAAGTCTTCTTTACTCATAGCGTTGATGTGTGCGTGCAAAACTTCTTTCCGATCGACATATAAACCGCCGACCTTTCCACGATGCGTTTCCGCGTTTATCGCAGCGCTGAACTGGTTATTCGCAGCGGCACGGTCACGGAGTTCACCTAAGTCGCGCAGGTGACCCTCGTAACTGACCTCGTATTTTTTAGTCAGCTCGGTACGAAGCTCGTTAATGTAGTTAGCGATGTTTGGAAACTTGGCGACGTTGAGTAATTCACAGGCGCGGACAGCGGCTGAAGAGTCGGCATAACCCGCACGGCGAGCCGCCTCAGTTTGAGAACACCGACCTAACACCATCTCTTCGGCGAACTGCCTCTGACGAGCGGTTAGCGGTTTCAACATCACAGGGTTGATTGTATCTGTCTTTCTACGAGGCATATGATCATAGTATAAACATCACAATCTATCTAGGAAAGTAAAAATTCGTCTACACGACAAGCTGAGTGACATATTGATACTGAACTGCCAATAAGTATCAATATGATGTACCAATATGAAACAAACGCCCATGGCTCAAGGACTTAGCCTCAACGATATTGGCATATTGGTAAATATCCCTGAAAAATTTTTTAAGACTCCCCTCCTCTCGATCTCCTATATAAGACAACTATCAATAAAAAAAGACCCCGCCGGAGCGGGGCCTCTTTCATCCTTTCGGTTGGTGATTAAGCGGCACGAAGCGTGATGTATGCTGTGCCGTAGAATTTAGAGGTGCGGCTGAAACCGCCCGCGATGTGAGCTGAGATATCGCGCTCGCTACCGCCTTTTTCGCGAGCATACTTCAATATCTCTTTGGCATCACCGCCTTGGTTGATGCGCTCTGAAATATCAAAGCGTTTACCTGACTGGCGGCGAAGGAACGGTGCAGTCTGACCTGCCTCGTTAGGCTCAATCTGAGCTTTCGGGTTAGCGGCGATAAACGCTTTAATCGCCTTGTCTTGTTGACCCTCAGTAGCCTCGAGAAACTCTTCGGTGACTTCAAAAAGGTCGTTAGCTTTGACGCTTGATTTCTTAGTAGCCATGGTTCTTTCTCCTTTCTGGCTGTATCGTTAAACGCCTTTCGTTTAACTAGAAGTAACTATAATGAAGACTATTGTCGGAGTAAAGCCTTTTTTCATCTTTTTTTATCTTCCGGCATTTTGAGTTTCCAGAGAATATATGGCTCTCCGCACTCACCCGTTTCTGGGTCACAGATCTGACCGGGAATCGCCTCGGCTGTAGGATCAAGCGGCGAGACTCCAACGTAATGCCACTCTGCTCCTTGTGACATTTGCTGCATCGCTTTCTCAAAGAACTCAGGGTTTTGCCCGACAAGCAGAGTTGAAAGCGACATAACGACGGTGAAAGCTGTTTCAATCATTTTGGACCTTCTCCTCGTAACTCGCGAATTCTCATATCGCGCCTGATGTATCCCTCGCAATTAAGGTACTCTTCAAAGTCGTACGCGGCAAGCTCCTTAACTTCTTCCGCTGGGATGCCACATTCTCTTTTAAGATCTTCGGCGCGTTCATCAAGCCACATCGCTTTGAACTTATCCCATTGATCAGGGGTCATTTCATCACAAGGCGTGAGGGCTATCACTTCAAGGCTAGTATCGCTCATGAGTATCTCCTTTAAACGCCGACTGCACTTAGGGCGTAGTTTGAGTTGAGGCGGTTACGCTCAGTCACGGCGTCTTCTTTTGTGTCGTGAGCTTCTCCGTTCGGTTGACCGTTTTTTGTGATAAGCCACATAACTTCCGTGCCATCAAAGTAACGCTGTATCTGATATGGTGCTAAATTCATTTGTCATTACCTCTCGTTTAATTAACGTTAGGGTTATATATAAAAAGCCCACTTAAATAATGACAACTATTTTTTAGTCGGGGTGAGAAAGGCGAGTTGAAAGGTAACTCACTGAACCCCGCCTTCCTCTTTTGTTTCTGGGACTCCCGAGGCCCCAGCTAACCGTTCAGTGAGTATCTCTGCGTTCTTCAATAACCAGATGCCCTCTTCTAAACAGGCTCGAGCATCTTCAAACTGATCATTCAATGTGTGTTGAACTCCTTTATTGATTTCAACAATGGCTTTTTCTAAACCTCCCTGTATAACAAAATGTTCAAACCGCATCGAGTGTCTCCTTTATTCCATTGAGTGCTTTCAAGAACGACTCAAGTGTATATCCGAACTCATCTTCAGCGACGATGTTCTTATGTTTATCAAAAGCGATCATTGACATATTTTCATTCATCAACTTATAATTATGTTGAGCGATCGATATTGTATAATCGCCCCAAGGCCCCGCATAAGTGAGAACGACGTTGTTATATGCTGAGAGCATAGGGCCATCATTAGGCGGTTTAGACCAGGAAACTTCACTCATTTTACACCCCCCTTAAAAATGAGTTTGATTAAAAATATGCTCGTCAATAAACTCAATGACCGAGTCATAGTAATTTTTAAGCTCGTCATGAGTAAGTTCTTCTAACTGCTCATGGAAGTCAGTCGGTATATCATAACCTAGTCTATATAGCAGACCGTCTCCCTTCATAACATTCCAACCTAGTCTTTCGTCGGAATCATCAGTTTTATGAAGTTCTGTTAAAATCGCTTTCATAGTTAGATCTTTCATAGCTTACCTCATGGTTTAGTGTAGAAACGATGGTCACCTATTTGTGTACAGGGTTC